CGGAGAATACTCTATGACAAACTATTGCTAGAAGCAAAGGAGAAAGGGCTTGATGTATCAATGGTCGCATTGGCAGAAGCGCTTAAAGTAAGAATCATCACGAAAGGTCCACCTATCAGGCAGACTATCATGAAGAACCTACAAAAACACCTCCACACAACACTAAAGAACCATCGTACCTTTCAGCTTATAGGGACGCCTATCAATGAACAGATTGTATCGGATGTAATCGGCCAACAAGAATTTTACTTGTCGGGCGACTATGCATCTGCAACCAATTTGCTCAATCCTGAGATGTCGAAAGTATGTGCCGAAGCAATCGCTGAAGCTATACAATTATCAAACGACGAAAAAGAGATTTTCATTGATCTCTTAATTAATCATCGAATCCATCATAAAATTGATGGTAAAGATATTGTTAGACAACAGAAATGGGGACAACTCATGGGAAGCATCGTCAGTTTTCCTATCCTCTGCATTATTAATGCCACTGTATCTCGACGTGCATGGGAGTTGACACACAATAAAAGTGTAAGACTCGACCAATGCCCTATCTTGATTAACGGTGATGATGTTGTCATCGGATCAGACTCTGAAAGCATATATGCAAAATGGAGGGACCTTGCGATTAACGCAGGATTAGAAGAATCTCTCGGAAAGACCTACTTATCACGTGAAACTTTGAATATGAACTCTATGTTCTATATCAAAGAATTACATGATGAGTGGGTCGAATTAAACACAAATGGCCAAATTGGACCATCAGGGTTTTATCAAGAATTTCCCTTAAAACAAATTCCATTTATCAATGCTGGACTTCTCTTCGGTCTTAAAAGATCGGAAGGAGGAAAGTCAAAAGGAACCAATTATATTGAATCCATAATGGACACAGTCACACAAATCAATGAATGTGTGATCCATGCACCATATTGGATCCGTAACGAAGTATATGATCTAGCGTTAGAGAAACATCGAGAAACCTTTCCAAAAGGAATCCCTTGGTATCTACCAACATGGGCTGGAGGCCTTGGTCTGCTAATAACAGAACAAAGACAACCATCCAAAGAAGATCTTAAAATCTTAACATACAACGTTATGAACTGGCACAAAAGACAACCTGTCAACCTTGCTCTTAGAACAAAAGAGTGGATCATTAAAGATCTAGTCGAAAAGAATCTAAAGTCGATGAATCTACAGCCTATTTTGGTTGAAGACAATCCTTGGAATCGAGAATCTATTGCAGCTTGGGAGTGGATTAACCACTCAGAGACAATGCATTTACTGTTTCAAAATGAGACAGTGAAAGCATTAAAACCGGATGAGATAAGAAAGAGAGCAAAAGGTGCTTTGAGAAAGAATGAAAAATTATACATTCCCACTCAGCACAACCTTGCTCAACCTCCTTACCCTCTAAACTGCCTGTATAGACGACCACCAAAGGAAGCCTTCCTTGGTTGTTTGACTGTACTTAAAAAGTTCGAGCATAGCTACTATCACTACGAACTTGAGACCATCACCTGTTCACCGCTACCTTCACCCACACTAACTCTAAAAGAGCTAATGAAGCAAAAGTAGTGACTTGATAATATTACCTCGACTAACTGGTCTCCCTGAGACAACAAAACAAACTTAAATTCGTTCATTAAGTGTCATCAAAGAGTGGGCACGCTGCGCAAGCAGTGCTGTCCAG